ATACATATCCAGACCTTCAGTTTTAGCTTGCTTCTGGATGACAGAAACTAACTGACCAATTTCCTCATATGCCTGCTTTTGAGCGGGATGCATCCATGCTTGAGGACGGACATTATTATCAATTCCAACGCGATTGCCAATTAAATTAACTGCAAGACGCGCAAGAGGAAGAGTCAGAGCATTAGAATTACCATTTACGCGATTGGAACGAATTTCAGGCGTGGAAGCGCGTGAGAATCCAAGCCAAGTTCCAGTTGCAGCATTGCTATGATGATACGGAACACCATAGATAGCAGGAAGACTAAGAGGCGCAGTGATACCCTTAGTAACAATTAAATCGGTAGCAACTACACCAGCAATCTGTGGAGTAACAGTAATAGTTCTTGTTGCAACATCCCAACCAGTAATAGTGCCTGAGCCTCTATTAGTTGCTAATGTCGTATCAAAAACCTGAATTTCCTGACCATAACGCATTAACCGCGCACCAAATTCATTGGTCAGAAGAATTACGTTAGAACCACCAGCAGGAGTATCGGAAGTTACGGTGCCGATAACACCATTACCACCCTGCATTAACTGTGAATCTAACTGACGACGTAATTCTTCTAAAGCGGTTGCGGTTAACTTACGAACTGCATTAGTAATTGCCTTACGGTCTGAATCAGTAGACCACTGAGTTAACTTAGTATACTCAATGTTCTCGGAAACAAAGACAGAATTAAGAACTGCCTTGTCCCAAGTTGGCCCACCACCACGTCCTAAATCGCCACCATCTGGATTAAAATACTGAAACGAACCCCCGGGGCGAAGTTCAATAGGAACGCGCATCTGTCGATTAGAAATCTTCTCGACATTTCGCTTCTGAATATTCGCATAGAACTTATCATCCCGCTCAAATGCGGTCTGAATCTTTGGAACAACACGTTCCAATTCTAATGCGACAACCTGAGATTCAACAACTGCCATTTTTAGTAACCTCTATCTAATCATCTGCCATGAGCCAGTCTCTTGTGCTCATACCAGCAGGAATTTGTTTAGCCCTTTCGCTTGGTGATTTTCCACTGTTAGATGAGGTTGTGGATTTACCTGATGCAATTGGTCCTTTTTTAGAGGACGAATTTACGACTTCACTATCTGAATCTTCATCTTTCGCGCGCTTACCCATTCCCTTAAGAGCTTCATTTCTGGCCGATTTTAAGACTGCCGGCAGCAGTGTTTTTGCTCGGGTTAGATAAGCGGACTTAATTTCATCCTTAGAACGTTGAGAAAAACCATCATTGGCAGCTTTTTGCCAAAGTTTAGTCAAAATAACCTTGAATCGAGTGTCAGTTTGAATAAGTTTTTCTAATTTTTCATTTGCATCACGAACTGCATTACGCTTGATATAATCCGTCATTGAGCTCTTAGGGTCAATATTAGAATCAATCGTAGCGCGTAATGTATTATCAATTCGTGTCGTTAAATCATCTCTTGCACTCTCATATTTCTGGCGTTCAAAGTTCTGTTTTTCTTGAAGCAGTTTGTTTTCCGCTTCATTATCTCGTGATTTGCCAGTAGAGAGAGGTTTTGGAGCTTCAAATTCAGAACTACCAAATACAAATTGATTCAGAATAACTGCTGCATTAGCTAATACTTCATTCCCAGGGGTCTTACCTTCACGAGCCATGTTGACAATCGTCTGCTTAATCACATTTCCTAATACGTGATAATAAGCATTCTCATCAACTCGCGCGAGGGTGGGAAGTAAATCATCAACTAATTTTGTGAAAGACTCTTGACTAGCAGCCTTTACAGATTTAAGAATAGTCTCAGTATGACCATCATTTAAATCTTTTTCAAATTTGTCGAGTAAGGAAGACTTCGCGACAGCTTCTTTAGCATCATTAATAGTTGGTAATAATTCAGTAAACTGCTGTTCTCGGTAATATGCCTTCTCTAAATAGGGAAAATCCTTAAATAGAGTCGGATATTTCTTAAGAATTTCACGACGCCTGACTGGAGTAGTTAATTCTAACTTCTCTTCATCTACATCTTCTAATTCTTCTTCTAACTCTTTTAATTCATCTACTTCTTCCGCATCATCAGTTTCTTTATCGCTGTCTCCAGTATCTTTATCGTTATCTTCTCCACTGGAATCTTCTTCAGTAATTTTTTTAGATTCATCATCTAAATCCAGTTTTGCATCATCTTCATCATCTTCACCAAATAGAGTAATTGTATCATCAACAGTTAGAGGTTTAGTTTGAACAGAGCCAGAACCAGGATTATCAGGAATTGCAAATAAATTAATTAGTCGGGACATCGCTTTCTCCGGTAATTGGTGCTTCCTTGTCTAACTTATTAGGGCTAGCTACTTTTTCTGCACCTTGTTGAGCAGCAGCCTGTTGAGCCATCATTTCATCTAGAATCTTTTTATGAGCGCGCGCATGCAGTAATACATTTAAATATCCCGGGGGATTTTCAGTTTTAGCTAATTGTCCTGCTGGACCATTAATCCATTTAATACAAATTTGAAGTTCTATCTGATGTTCGTCAAATTCACCAACTTCAACGCTTGGTTGTTCAATTTCTTCAGGTTGAGGCTGGCCCATCTGTAATCCGGCTTCAATTTCTAATGGGTCATTTGGAACTACTAATGGTTCGCTATTTACAAGCTGTTTAATTTCTTCATATTGCTTATTGCGTGAATCTTCACCAGGAATTTCAAAATCGGTAATTCCAATTGCTTCGTAAATAAGAGGTAAATTTTCTGGAGATGCAAGCATTGCAAGTATTTGGGGATTATTAGCCTGCATTAACTGCATAATTACATCTTTACGCTGATTCCAGGTAACAGGAAGATTCTCATTTGCTTCTAATTCGATACTTCCTAACTTACCTTCAAGTTCAGCCTTACGAATGAAGATATTAATGAAGTTCCCCGAATTATCACGCTGAACAAAGCGTTCATCTTCTTTTAATTCTTTAATATATGCAGGGATTACTTTACTAAAACCAATTTTCCACCAGGAAGTGAACATCTTCCAGGTATTCTGTAGTCTCTGGAGAGCTTGCGCCCTAGACATGCTATATTGTGATGCCGTTTTAGAACCTTGAATATCCCCACCGAATAGACTAGGAAGCGCGCCAGTTACCATCTGTCCGAGGGATTGAATTTCTTGTCCAAATGGTAGTACTTCTTGAGATAGAGTAGCAGTTCTTACTTCATAGAAAGATTCTTGTAGACTTCCACCACCAGGTTTTGGAGTAGCAGGGTAAATTGCGCCCGGAGTCGCTTCTGTTTGACTATAAGCATCAAAGTCTAGAACTGCTGGGTCAGCAAATGTCTGGGGAATTCCATGTTCAATAGTCTGGACTGTTAAAGAAACTAAGTCATTCGTAATTTCCTGAACAGATGTTAGTAATAGACCTAAGGGATTGAAGTAAAGATAGTCAGCTAATGGATTATATGTAAGAGTCCATGCTGAATCCAAATCTTCATTACAATAATCAGCACAAATGTCATCAATCATGACAACATATGCGCCATTTGGAAATTTTTTCTTTAATTCCTTACATTCATCAGTAGTTAAAATTTCAAATGCAGCCGGACGGAGCCATACATTACGAATAGTTACCATATCAGTAGGCATTTCCCCCTGATATTGTGAATTTAATCGTCCCATTCGTTCGTAAGGTTCCCATCCGTTACTTCTAGATGCACCAATTTTCTCTCGTAATTCTGGTCTATCTTCTGAATAGCGTTCGCGCGCTAATGAGTAGTGTGTTTCATAAGACCAGATTAAATAAGGAATATCAGCTTGTTTACGTGCATAGTTAGGAATCTTAACATAAAGACCCCCATATACTTCCATACACTGACGAGATTTTGGATTATTTGTAACACCAGTTAATTTAGTAACTACAAAAGATTCTCTCTTTACATCAGGAATACCCATCATTTGGCATTCAGGACAGAGTTCTTCAGTTATATTGGGATTAAATTCATCAAAATTCTCAACATCTTCTGTAATTTCTGAAGATGCACCGCAGTTTGAACATGTAACTGTTATCTTTTCTTCTTCGGAATCTTCATATTGCTTAGTTTCATATGTTCCATACTCTTCACTTTCTTTAGTATAAGTATGGAGTGCTACCATTCCTTCTGTGCAGTAGATGTAAAGAGCTTGTAACCAGAGTAACTGAGCATCATTATGACGAAAGATAAGTTCAGCAATCTTATCCCCAGCTTTTGCTGTCATTAAGTCTAATGGATTATCAGCATCATCTGGATAACATTTAATTGGGGGAACTAGAACTGACAGAGCAGCGATAATTGATTCAAGGTAGGCTCTAAATACGTTAATTGGCTTATCATATGATGCTTGGTCTGTATCAGCATTCATTTGATCATCCCAAATTCGCCAATCATGCGCGACTTCAGAATACCAAACCTGCTGAAATCCATCCCAAAATAATTTAAGACGTTTCCACTGACGAACTTGCCTTTCACGAGTAGCTGAATCTTCTTTCCAGAAGTTATCAATTACTTGCTTAAGCAGCCCTTCGAGTTTCTCGTCGTAAATCTTATTCTTTTTCATGACTAGCGATTACGACCCGAAACCATATCCATTAGAACACGCAATCTCCGCTGTCCTTCAGGAGTAGTTGGGTCCGGTTTTGCTGGATTCATATAATCTGCAACATCAGAGTCAAGATACTGCATATTTCCAGAGGGAAGTTCATTCATATCAATCGGACCAGTTCGAGATGACATAGTTTTATTAAATTCAGGCGGAAGTGAGGGATGAGTTGGAGCAATTTTAGTAGAATTCATTCCAATAGAAGATGCACGTGGAGTAGTAGGTCTAACAGAACCCATAAACATTCCAGTAGCCATTTCTTCCGGACTAGGGGGAGTTAATGGCATTTTCTGGGAATCAGCTAAACCCTTCATTCCAAGAATAGGTTCTGCAATTCGTGCAGCAGGTTGTTCTGCAACTCCCTGAAGAAACTGATTCATGTAATCATACAATCTCTCACGAGCTGTAGAAGCGCGCATCTGAGATTTCTTTTCATTAGCCATGAATCTTCTCTTTTACTTTTTCGATTTCATCATCTAAGTCGGCTAATTTAACTGGTTC